AGGAATTCAGGCTTAAAGAAACCGAGTCCCACCTGAGAACGGCATACAGCAGCCCGAACGAGGAAAGGGCCGTGGACGGCTGGGAAGAGGTGCCGTGGGGCGCTATCCCGGTGGTATCGACTACGACGGCGCCGTTAGGCTCAACAACCGTTCAAGCACCTGAAGAACCAACACCAAGTAAGAGCAAGTCGGCGAAACGGGGTATCGGGCAGGCGCCGGACGATATTTACAATCTGTTTTTGACCGTCCTTCGGGCGTACTTCGCAGAGATAGCGAAAATGACTTTGGCGAGGGTGGAGGCCGACAAGCCTGTTGAGGACATGGGCAAGGCGGTCAAAGAGCGAACGGACGATTTTGCAAGCGCATGGTTTGAAACTCGGACATGGAGCGAGTTACTAACCCAACAGATAACCCCCGCAATGGAGACGGCGCTAAATAGTGCCGGGCGCGAGGCGATGAGGGCCGTCGGCGGTGACGGGGCATTCAACCCTTACCACCAGAGATTACTAAGTGCTATGCGGGTCCACCGGCACGGGGCAATTCAATCAGTGAACGAAACAGCACTCAAAACTCTGCGGGGGGTGTTGGGCGAAGGACTGGCGGAAAATGAGGGGTGGAAACAGTTACAAAAGCGACTACTGGAGCAGTTTGAGCAGTTCGAGAAGTACTCCGCCGAGCGAATAGCCCGGACAGAATCGACGTGGGCTTGGAACCGCGGCGCGCTTGAAGGCTACCAGCAGTCCGGCGTGGAGTACAAGCAATGGGACTCTGCTATTGATGAGCGGTCGTGCGCATGGTGCGAAGCGTTGGACGGCGTGGTTATCGGTGTTGACGTAAATTGGTTTGAAAAAGGCGGTCACTTCCCTCTGCCGGATGACCCAAATAAAGTAATGACGCTTGATTATGAGGACGTAGGCCACCCGCCGTTACATTCAAACTGCCGGTGCGCAATAGTTCCGGTGATAGGAGAACCATAAATGCACAAGATTAGCCTTATATGCACGGACGCGACTACGCCGGGAACGGTGAAGGCAACTACGCAGTTGAAGATTGACGACAAGGAGATTGACGATGTGAGATTATTCAATCTGCGCTGGGATAAGAACAGCCTGCCGGTAGTACGGTTGGAGTTTGCCCCCGACGAGGTTGAAATAAGCGTTGGTGCGGATACGACCCTGATGGTACGGAAAGCCGATTACCATGACAGCGAAGTAATTGTAAAGGACTTATAAATGGCTAAGAAAAAGACAGAAAAAACAATCATTGCCCCGGTGATTAAGCCGATGGAGGCGCCTGCAAAAAAAACCGTGCAGCTTGTGAGCTGCGCCGCCTGTCACGCAACTATCGAACGCAATGAGATATACAAATGTCGTGTCTGCGGCACGTACGGGTGCAGCCAGTGCGCATTCGGCCCCACAGTAGTTGCCTGCCCGCGATGCCATAATCAGGTGCGAAGGAGTTAAGTCAAATGCCAGATTTAGAAACCCCACAGGACCTTACCCGTAAGCAGTACATCGCCAAGACGATAGATATTGACGAGGACGAGCGGACTGCAAAGGTGGTAATAAGTACGGACACGGTTGACCGCGAGCATGAGGTACTGATACCCCGAGGCGCCGAGTTCGAGCATTACCTGAAAAATCCCGTCGTTCTATGGGCGCACAATTATCAACAGCCGCCCATCGGCCGGGCGCTATGGGTACAAAAGAGCCTTCACAAGATAGAGGCAAAAATGCAGTTTGCCCCCACAGAGAAGGCTGAGGAGGTCTATCAGCTTTTCAAGGGCGGGTATTTGAACGCATTCTCGGTAGGCTTCCAGCCGATAGACCATCACCAGCCGACACCTGATGAGATTAAGAAAAAGCCCGAATGGGCAAACGCCAACAGAATATACGATAAGTGGTCTTTGTGGGAGTTCTCCGCCGTGCCGGTTCCCGCCAACCCGGAAGCACTTGCCGTCGCTATAAAGAGCAAAGAGGTTGCGCTATCGCAGGAAGTGGCCGACGAACTTGGCCTCGATATTGAGGAAACGGTTTATGTTGCGACTGGCGCCTATGTGAAGACCAAAGAACCCGACGAGTCCGGCGTTATTGTAGAGCCGGTCAGAACGGACAACTATATTACAACCGATGCCATTATACGCACCGATAATTATGTCGATACGCGCGAGGTCGGCAGGGAGATAGCGGCCCGGATGTTGGGCCGAATGTATTAAACATAAAACAACTGAAAGTACAAGACCGCCGTGTGGCGGTTTTTTTATGCGCCGGGGCAATTAGCTTGCACGCGGGCTGGGGACAACAGCGAAAGCGGGGTTGTTAGGCTTGCTGCAGTGGGGATTGTAGGTACATGACACGCATTACACTAACGTAGGAGACTCACTATGATAATCAGATTTTTGAAGGATTACGGCGATGTCAAGGCCGATACTATTCGGAGTACGCGCACGGATGAGGACGCGAAAACACTGATAGACGGCGGTATTGCCGAGAAGTATGTTTCCACCGAGGACCCTGAGGTTCTGGCTGCCGAGATAGAGCAACGCCTGAAAGATGAGGTCGTTGCCCAGGTAAAGGAGCAGCTTGCGGCCAACAGGCCGGACCCGCCCATAGCGGCAGAGCCGAAAGGTAACAAGTTACCTTGGGGCGGATTAGGCGATTTTGCAAAGTCGGTTATGGTTGGCAAGGCCGACCAGAAGCTATGGAGCTATTGCAAATCGACCGGAATGAATATCGCCATCAATGCCGATGGTGGTTTTCTTATTCCGCAAGAGTTTTCAACGGCACTTCTTACTGCCATGTCGGAATCGGGATCGCTTGCGCCGCGGTGCATGAACTTTGCCGTCAACAACAACCTCACGCTGCCTATCGTCAACATCACCACGCAGGCGACAAGCTGGACGGGCGGAATGACGATTTACAAGCCGGGTGAGGGCGTAGCCAAGACGGCCAGCGTGCCACAGTTGGCAAAGCCAGAGCTGCACCTTCACAAAATGACAGGTGTGGTTTACGCGACTGATGAGCTTTTGAGCGACAGCCCTGTTGCATTAGAGACGTTCCTCACAACGATGGCGGGCACCGAGTTTGCGCTAACCAAAGACGAGGACATCGTTAATGGCTCCGGTGCCGGTGAGGCACTGGGTATTATGAACAGCCCCTGCCTTATCAGTGTGACCAAAGAGACGGGCCAGGCCGGGACCACTATCGTCTATGAAAATGTCTTGAAGATGTGGAAGCGGCTTTACAACCCGTCACGCGGAAAGGCCGTGTGGCTGATTAACCAGGACTGCATGGACCAGATTGCAACTATGGCGGTCAACGTAGGCACCGGCGGCGCGCCTGTTTTTGTGGTCAATGCCACAACGGCAATCCCGGAGCGGATATTCGGTGCCCCGATTATATGGAGCCCGCACTGCCAGACCTTGGGAACGTCCGGCGACATTATCCTCGGCGACCTGAGCCAGTACGTGACTATCTCAAAGGCAGGCGAGGAAATGAAGACGGCGACGAGCATCCACCTAAAGTTCCTTGAGAACGAAACCGCCTTCCGGTTCGAGATACGTTTTGACGGTCAGCCGTGGTGGACATCGGCCCGAACCCCGAAGCACGGTTTGAGCACCGTTTCGCCATTCGTTGCCTTGGCGGTTCGGGAATAACAGCGTAAAGAAAATTAAGGAGATACAATTATGAGTTTGAAAGATGCGCATTTTCACCAGATTACTACGGTCGACGGCACGACTGCCGGGACGCCCTTGGCCGACCAGTTCGACACTGTGATATATTCGGACATTGTTTGCATGTCGAAATACAACAAAGCCTACTTCCTTGTGTACTGGGGCACAAATGCAGGCACGGCGGGAACGGAAACATTCACAGTAATTCCGTGCGATAACGCCACGCCAAGCAATACCACGACTGCGATTCCGTTCAGATACAAATCAATAACTCAGCCCGATACTAATGCTGCGTGGGTTGCCTGTGCTAACACGGGCTATACATGTGCTGCAAGAGTAAGCGGCATGGAGATTATTGAGGTCAACGCGGAAGACCTTCCGCTGGTTTCGGGTGTCAAATACGAATACGTCAAATTGACCATAACCGAAGCGGTCAACGGCGCCAAGCTCGGCGGGGTTATCATTATCATGGACGAGCCGCGATACGCTCAGGATGTGTCCGAGACGGTGACGGCGTAAACCAAGTCATTTTCTTTCTCCCTCCTGCCGGGGTAACTAAAAACGCCCCGGCGGGTGGGAGGAGAAGTTTTAAGGAGTACAAATATGGGATTTAGAAGCGGATTTCAAAGCCAATGGCTCGGCGGTAATTTACAGATGATACCGCCCGAAGTCTGCGGCAATGCTTACTTCGTCGACGCGACCAACGGCTCCGACACCGCCAACAGCGGAACAAGCTGGAGCAATGCTTTGGCGACGGTTGATGCGGCGATAGATAAATGCACGGAAAACCAAGGCGATGTGATTTTCATGGCCCCGTGGCACGCCGAGTCGGAAGCGGAGGCGACTACCGCAATCTGGACAATGGATACAGCGGGCGTTTCGCTTATCGGCGTTACGCAGGGCAACCAGAGGCCCACATTCACTATCACCGCCGCCGATTCTTACGCTACTGTGACGGCTGCTAATTGCCGGATAAGCGGGATTAAGATTCTCAGCGGCGTTGCGGATTTGGCGGTGGGCGTGATTGCCGGGGCCTCGGCGGACGGCTTAGAGGCCGACCACAACATCTTTACCGACGGCGGGCTGGCTGTAGAGCTGGTTATCGGTTTGCAGTTAGCCGCCGCGTGTTCCGGCTGCAAGATTCACGACAACGAGTTCTATACCGTTGACGGCGGCGGTTGTGCAAGCGCCATCCAGCTTGTCGGCGAATCGGAACAAACGGTTATCGCCAACAATGTAATCAGCGGCGACTACAGCGTAGCCGGTATTGACGGCGCGACGGCATTGGCGACGAACCTCGTTGTTCTGGACAATGTTATCGATAACTTAGACCCGACGGCGGGCCTGGCAATCGGGCTGAACGCTGGCACCACCGGGATAGTATGC